TTCTCCATCTTCTTGGCGGCGACCATGGCCGGATGGAATGTGACAGACGATTGCGTGTTGCCATCGCCTTCGCGCAGGTTAGGAATGTCGGATAGTAAATCTTCTAGTGGACCGAGACGATCTTCTAGTAGGGTCTGTTGCGTAGCGCCGGGAGGGAGAGGCTGACCATCACCCTCAAAGCCGACCAGATCGACAGGCTGCTCACCAATGTCGACGCCCTCTGGCTCTTTAGGGTCGAAGCTGACGCTCTCTGCCACACCCTCTGGTAAGACGCTAGGCTCGATTGTAATAGGAAAAATGTCGTTGGCCAGCAACACATCGACAATCTGACTGTACGCCGCCAAAACTTTTGTCTTCGTGACTTTGATGAAGATGCGGGACTTTTCAGTCTCTAGGAACTGGACGTCGCTGTCGTACACACCACGATAGTTTTTGTATGCTTTGATCCACTTTTCTTCCTCAGTGTATCTAGCATCCTCTGCCCGACTGAACTGCTTACGGATGTAGCCGGCAAGGCCGCTCATCAAGCGCGTATCGTCAGGGTCTACCGCATAAGGTTTACCGTCAGTCTCGACGGACGACATATCATCATAAGACATACGAGTATCCTGTTAATATCCAAACACTGCATCAGCAGGTTGGAACTTCTCTACCGGGGCGGTAGGTTTATCTAAATCGAATACATTGCGTGGCACAGGACGTGAACTTATACCATATCTTAGCGCATCGTACAAGTGGTCTTCTGCATGTGTATCGATGTCTTCTGGATTTTTCTTGTCTAAGGGCAGCGTCGGTAGCTGGGCCGTGATGTTTGTGCAGTTGCTAAAAAACGTAATGCCGGGCTGCTCTGTAAATTCGTCGACCTGCAACAGCCGATGCAGTTCGTTCTTGCCGCTGACGCGGCTACCCTTACTGCGGTCAGACGGCCGCCAACGGCAGCCTGCTAGGATCATCTGTTCTGCCAGAGACGGCCCTGTGTCGCCTCGCTTGTGCCAGCAGCTAGAGTCGAGGACGCCGTAGGAGATTTTGCCGTCGTCCTGTTCGATGTCTAACACCATGCGGGCCAGATCGACCGCCAAGACTTTACTGACATACAGTTCCCGATAGACAATCAACGTGTTCTCTGGCGTCACCGCAAACCACAAAACCGCACTGTGTGAGCCGTACCCGTAGTCGCAAGAGCGGAACTTGCGCCAGCCGTATGGGATGTCGAACGGCTCGATGACGTGCGTCTTGCGGTCGAACTCCGTAAACGCTGCGCCCTCAGCGATGTCCCAGTTGCCCTCTAACAGTTGCCTGCGTTGCGTCTCAGGCAGCGACAGTAGCATCGCTTCGTAGTCGCCAGACTCGTAAAGGTATGGGTTGTCCTTGAGTTGAGCCGGAATGAAGCGCCGACGGAACAGCGGCTTACCAGCCTTGCTGTGGCGCTGCGGGTACTTCAGCACGTCGCCTGTCTCGATGTCCGTCGCCCAGAACGACTTGCCTGGCGTCGTCGGCGTGATGAACATCTTACGAACCCAACCGTGACCGGGACCTCCAGGGTTGCTGGTGGCCCGCATGTACAGTTCTATTTCCGGGTCCGTAGAGCGTAAGCGAGACCTAAGATAATCCCACGCAAACGGCGTCGGATATTGTGTAAGCTCATCGAAACCCACCCACGTAAAAGACTGACCTTGGTAGCGAAGAACGTCTTTGTCTTGCTCCAAGTACGACATCCAAATGCGCGCACCCGAAGGAAAAGTCCATTGGCTTTTGCGCTCAGACCACTTTGCTCCGGGGACAGCTTTTGGGTATAACTCACTAGACTTGTGTATAAGCTCCCGAAGCTCATCGTTTGTTCTCCGTAGAATTAGGGCTACATGATTGGGATTATCTGTGTAGCGTAATGGGTCGATCAGAAGCGCGTAGGACTTGCCAGACCCGGCGCTCCCACCGTACAGCACCTCACGTTCAGGCGCTTCAAAGAATGCCTCCTGGGGACCAGGGTTAGGCTTGAAGATGTACCGCTTCGGTATCTCCTCGACCGTCTCCATCGTCGTACTCGTCGAGACTGGAGAGATCGACGGGGTCTTTGCGATCTTCTTGCGGGACGTAGAGGAGGCGCGACTGGATGAGCTTTTCCTTTTCCGCACACTCTTTCGCTTTGGTGGTGTAATATCGGTAGAGGTTAGCGATGTCTTTTCGTTTTTTTTCTGCTCTGACAATTTTGTGTAACCCTTGGAATGAGATTTTCCGACCTGTCTTTGCAGACAGCCATCGCGCGACTTCGCGGTAGCTACAGGTCTTGAGATATTGTTTCGCCTCTTCTAGGGCCTCTAGTTGTTCGACAATGGGGTTTAGAATTTCGGGGTCATCGGGATCTAGCTCGTAGCCGAATGGGACCTGGCGGCTAAATCGTGGGACTGGTCTCCAGCGCGGTTTCTCTTCAGTCATCCTCTTCCTGTTTTTTCTTGGCAGGCAAAATAAATAGCCCGCCGCTCTCCGCCTGCACAGCGACTTTTTCAGTTTTAATTACACCGACACGATCTAGGATCTCACGAGACGCGTTGATGCGGTCTCGGTTGCCGAGTGCGGTCGGATCTTCTAAGACGCCAGTCATGGCCAGGGCAGCACGAGGACCGTTTGAGGCCAGGTAGGTCTGGGTCGTCTCTAAGATTTCATCTTTCAGGCGGCGCACGATGTCGATGGTTTTGGTGTTGCGGCTGTATCCGGCCACATCCATCGCCGCCCGCACATTGCCGGCAGCCTCGCCCATCAAAGCGTCGAGAAAGACTTTTTGCTGTTCTGTCAGATCCTTTTGCGTAGCCATGTCAGCCCTTCGCAGTTTTTCCGGCGCGGATTACGCCACGTTTTGTAAAAATGCCACCACCGCGACTCATCTTTTTTACCGATTTGAGATAGTCTCCCAGCGTCTCGGACTGCTTCCCGTGGAGCTTCGATGCTTTAGCGAGTTGCCCCGCAACTTTTTTTACCTTTTTAATGGTCATCTCTGGCTCCCCTAAAACATACTGCCCGAGCCGCCCGGCTCTTGCTCTTCGACATCAAACGTGACCTCTGGACGGAACCCAAAGTTGCGCTGCATAAATCCCTGAATCGCAAGGCGACCCGCAGTCTCTCCAAGGGGTTCACGCTTTGCCTTCTCTACGTCCTCTACACTCGGAGCAAACTCACCCGCGTACTCCTGTTGCTGCACAAGCGTGTCGCCGATGTCCTCTTGTGGCGGCGCTTCCATCATCATCATTTCTGTCTGTCGATTAATATCTGCAAATTGACCCTCGCCGATATCGCCTAAGTCTTTTTTTGCAGCCCGCTCTGCTTTCAGTCTTTCTAATATATCGCCGATAGGGTCGGTAGTAGAGCTAGGTTGTGGGGATTTCGGGCTCGGTTCTGGCGGTGTCGGTTTTGGTTTCGGTGAATCTTCTGTTGTTTTGCTGGGAGTGGTTACTTGGCTCGCACCCGATACTGGCTCTACTCCTTCTTGGTCACGGATAGGCTTGTCAGCATCGGGTTTTTTTGGAGATGGCGGAGCGAAATCTGTCAAATCAGGCGGTGTGACTTTAAGAAGATCTAATGCTGCACGTAACGACGGTAATTCAGCACGTATAGCAATCTTTTCGGCGAAGCTCGTCCCGGCTGCATCTAGTTTACTTTGCATCCTCTTGATTTCTTGCTCTAAATATGCAATCTCTAATTTTTGCTGGTACGGCGTCATTCTCACTTCACCTTCCGATACGCGCGCGTCTTAGCGGCAATTTTTTTCGGCTGTTTTACGAACTGCTTCCCAGCCTTCGTCCCTTTCCGCTTCGCGCGGGTCGTAGCAGCGTACTCGGCGCTGCTGAGAGCCTTAATGGCCTTCTCCGGTAGGTAACGCTCCCCAGTCTTGCTAGAGGGCTTCCCTGACTTCGTGCGCCACTTCTGTTTCGTCCACTGTTTGAGACTGCGCTGCGATTTTTTGAGTGCCATCGTCCTACGATCTTTTCGGTTGCCGCTTACGATTGGCGGTTCTGCTGATTACGCGCAGGTTTTTACGGCTGTTGTTGCGCGGATTCATGTCTTTGTGGTCGACCTCTTTGCCGTCACCCTTCTTTACGCGACCTGCCTTCATCATCATGTTGCGTGCGGCGTTGCGGGCAGCCCGTCGCTTCTTCTGCTCTGGCTTTGCCTGATGCGTGACGTACTCTCGTCGGTAGTTGCGGGTCCGTTTGGCGGGCATCAGCGACCTTGGTCGTTGCGAAGATACTTCATCTCAGTCTCAATGACCGACACACGGCGCAGAACCTCGGAAAGGCGCTCACCGACCATGTTGTTAGCCTGGACCTCTTCCATCAAGTTCTCGATCTTGCGCTGATGTTCGGCGACATCACGGCGAAGGTTAACATTCTGCTCTATGGCCATGCGAGAAGACAGGCCGCCGACGTCCTCTTTAAGATTTTCGACCGTATGAGCCTGCTGGGAAACCCACCAAATGATACCAGCCGCCTGTAAGACAACCGTAATGATGACTGCAATCGGGATTTTGTTGTCAAAGTTCATTTTTTTCGCGCCTCGGTCTTTTTCTTCATCTGATTGATGTAAGAGCGGTACACTGCCGCAGCCCCGGTCTTTTTTGCCACTCTGGCGCGCTGTTCCATGGCGATTGCAGCCTGAATTTTGTGCGCGTGGGACCTGCCAGAGCGTCGGATCTTACCGACAGACGCTTTTGCGTCGGCTGTAGTCGCAAATTTTAGCCCGCGTATCGTCCCTTTCGGGTTTTCGTCGGTGTAGAGGTCACTGTGCTTCTTAGATTTGGCTGGCTGACCCTTCTTACGCGGTATACGGGCTGTCGCCATCAGGATTTACGTTTCCGTAGGACCTTGAAGTCGGCACCGGTAATTTTGCCGAAGGGCGCAGCGACGTCGAGTTTCTTCTGACCGCCGATCAAAGCGCCTTTAGCTGCGTATTTAGGTGACTTACGCTTCGTGCCGTCGGCTCGCTTCATCAAGCCGCGCGCTTTCGCAGAGGCCCGCTCCGTAAAACCGAGCTTTTTGCCGGCTTTGATCTTCTTTTTTAGGGTAGACGCCTTCGGTGCAGCCATTATTTATATCCTCCGCCCGCTTTTTTGTAGGCGGCTGCGAGCATCTGAGCCTTACGCGCGGACCACTGGCCCGGCTTACCGCCCTTCGAGCCGGCTTTGATGCGATTGAACTGCCGTTTACGCATGGCTGGCTTCGTGTAGTTTCCTGCCTCGTTGACGCGAGACTTACTCTTCTTCTTCTTCGCTGCCATTACAGTACTCGCACTCAGATTCTTCATCTACGACGTCGTATCCACCGTGGAAGTTGTCGTAGGCATCCGTCATTTCGATGAAGCTCTCAGACTCCGAAGAAAATCCTCGATGCATAGGCTCGAAATCAGGGCGGTCGCCACCAAGTTCAAAGAATGCAGGATCATAAAACTGGCTACGATTATTGGGTACGCCAACAATCCGGCCACAATTGAGCTTACATAGATGTGTGATCTTATTTTGGCGGTGATCGTCCGCGTACATGGAGTTGAAATAATCCACCGAGAACCAGTAACGTCCTTCATGCTTCTCTCCGTTGATGAGCGCGAACATCGGCAGATCCTGAAACATGTCGAATCTGACGACGCTGAACTCGAAGCTACCGCAATCCCAAGGCTGAATCGCAAAATCCGACCAGTCGTCTTCGCATTCCTGCGTGACGATAGCACGGAGTGGCATTCGCGACCAACTGTACCCGCCGTATCCAGGTTCGGTGAAGCAAACCTGGAAACTCAATTGCCTTCCCATATAGCTCGTAACGGCATGGACGAAACCTTGAAGGTATTCGCCATGGTGGCGTTTGTATCCCGTCGTATATTCGCGGCGTACTAGGACGCGTTGAAACGGGATGTTTGCTGTCAGAACAGCCATCTGGCTTAGTACTTAGCGTTTTTCTTCATCATGCCGCCGCCCTTCATGGCCGGCTTTTTCTTCTTAGCAGCCATGCCGCCAGCCATCATTTTCTTTTTGGCCGCAGCCGGCTTTTTCGCCATCATCTTACGCATCATGTTCGTTCCTCCTCGGCTCATGCGCTGTTTGTTTGGTAGATTGAGAACGGTCATTCGACCAAACCTCCTTGTGCCCATTTAGTCTTGTGCGCCCAGTATTTCGCAGACAGCTTCGTCTTCGGGGCAGGTCCATGCCGGGCGTAGTAAGATTTTTTGCGCGCCTTATCTTTGGCCGTCTTAGGGTTCTTACCGGCCCCTTTCACTCCTTGCTGACCGAAACGGATCAGCCGGACTTTGTCGCCTTCTTTGGCCAAGACAGCGTGACTTTTCTTCGGGTGCTTCGGCGTCCGCTTCGGCTTATTGTATCCGCTAAAAGTCTCGCCGCGTACTGTGATGGCCATCCTGTAATCCGTCGAATAAAATAGAGAAAGCGAGTGACACGTCGGGCCCGGCCAGGGGGTGGTAGCAAGGGGAAGGGGTGGGCCTTGGCGTCACTCGCTCGCTCGTCGGTGCGCTAGTTATTTTTGTTATTCGGGACTGGCTGGTCCGCATCAAGCTCCGCAGAGGCAGGTACGGTGGCAGCTACTCCACTAGGCGCGCCGGGGGACTCTTCTTCTTGGTCGGGCTGCCAGAACATGCCTGTGCGTTCGTCGAGGTGGCCCTCTAAATGCAGGGCTCGAACGACCTGCCCGAGCGTTATGTCTTTGCCACCTGGCATCGTCTCGCGTATGTGGACCCAGGTGTAGTAAACGTCGCTTGAAACTATCTCCAAGGGATCTACGAGTTGGCCGGTCTTGAGGCTGTCGTAGAAGCGTTCTAATAGACGCACTCCACTTTCGCTATATAGTTGTACTAATTTTTGTTGGTTTGTCAAGTTATTTTTAGACATTGTTCACTCCGATGTGCCGAATGGTCGGCGGGCCTTCGTGTCGGCGGTCCCAGATGAGCCACTGATAATTGTGAATGGGGGATGCCTTACGTTCTTCGACCCAGTACGGGCGGAATAACAGGCGCAGGGAACAGGCGAAGGGCGCATCGAATAGATCGACCCGTGTTTTGGCGTGGTCCCACTGCGATCTCATCAGGAGTGCAGCCATCTCGACGTGCTTATCTTTGACCTTCTGCACAGAAGCACGGACTAGGTCATCTACGAGAGGACGCGCATAAGGCGGATTCGTGACCAAGGAGCGGTACTGAGAGGCATCGTGGAGGTCCCCTACCTGGGCAGGGGCTAGAGCAGTCTCAGGCGTGCTACAGAACGGATCTAGGGCAGGTAGGGGCACGTCCCATCCGAGGAACAGAGCATCGATGCAACGGCGATCTATCGTCGGGTAATGGTCATCTGCGAAGCGGGCGTACCCACTCGTCACGAATTTATTAGGCATGGTTGTATTTTTTCCTTTACAAATGCGTTTTTTTGGGTATAACTAAAGTACCCTTTAAAGCAGGGGTCATTTATATCCCCCCCCCTTTGTAGTAAGGGATGGGGTCTGTTTTATTAGTAAGCCTTGGTCCGCGTCTACCACATGCTCTAAAGTGGTTGACAGCACCCTTTCCCTATCCGTTGCGCTGGCCATGATATACGTACCGGACCCCTATGGTGGCCCTGGCACCCTAGGTCTGCAACTAGCGGTTGCGCCTGACCTGTCATTTACCTACAATTTTATATAAATACCGAGCGTTTGTCCATACAATTTAGCACGCATTTTAGATAAATGCTGCGCTTGTCCAGGCACGCCATGGGGCACCCTTCGGACCATACCGCCCCGCGCATTTTGGGCGCGCCACCCCCTACCCCTAGGGGGGCGGGTGACGGTATCCGGGCGAGCGGGTCGCCACGCACCCCTTTTAAAATACAATTTACGTAAAATTTTATCTATTTCCTGTCACAATCCGGTTGCATTGGACTCTTAAAATGCGCGTTTTGGGTGTGCGCCCCTGGTCGCCCGATTGACTGCGCCCGCGCCAAATTATTTTCCTTTTTTTCCCTTGTCCCCCTTGCAATTCCACGCCGGCACCCTTATATATAATGCATAAGACGGGGCGAGGGGCCCCGCCATTCAAGGGAAGGGGAAACATGACAACAGCAGAACGACTCAAGCTGCGCTTGCAATTCGCCCGCGATTTGGGCGAGCTAGACGCGGCCCGCGACAAATGCTTGGCGGCCCGTCGCGCGCTGCGAATTGACGACGACGAGCTACACGTACTGGCGCAAATTGAAGAAAAAGCGAAAGCGCGCATACAAGTGGCCGAATTGGTTGAAGAATTGCGCTCAACCGAATAACTCAACCGCCCCGCTGGCAATAGTGCCGGCGGGGCTTTCTTATAGGAAAGGGGAATCACAACATGATCACGATTAATTTAGACTCCGAACCATTGGCCAACAATCCGCGCTTGCGTGCGGCCATTGCTGGCGCGCTGGTATCACGCGGCAAGGGCGCGGGGCAACTCAAAGCAAAATGTCCGCCCATGGGGACGGACGCCGCCATCGCTTGGCAAGCGTTGATCCTTGTCGCTAATCCGTTCAAAGCGGGAATGGGTCACTTGATGCTGTGCAATGACCGCGATTTTCTGGCGGAATGCCAAGCATTCGCCGACACACTGCGCGGCGTCGAAACGCTTGACCGCGACCGCCGCGCGCTGACTCGCTTGGGGGTATGGTAAGATGACCGTTTATCAGGGACTCGTTCTCGCACTCGGATTATTGGCCGTCGCCGTAGTAATGGGCGGCTTATGGTCCGGCGCTTTTTTTAATGACTGCGCGCGGCCGATACGTCGCCGCCGCCGCAATGCAAGGGGGACTCGGTGATGTGGCAATGGGTGATTTTTGGCGAGCTGATTCTATTGCTCGCCGTCATTGTTTGTTCGGTAGGTTTCATCGCATGGCAAGCAATCGACCAGCTCAGAATCTTTCGTTCAATTCTGGACAAGCCGAACGGCGCGCGGCATTGGCGCGACGTGATTAACGAGAAGGGGGACGAGTAAATGCAAATCTCATTTTACGGGTACATAGACGTAGACCGGCCGACGCTCAAAAAACTAGCGCGGCGACACAAACTGGCAATCCGCGACGACGAGTCGGCCGATACCTACGCGGTCCGATTGTTCAATCACATATTGGACGGGGGCGCTAGCCTGGATGAAAATAATTATTGGGCCGACGGCGCACATGTTGAAATTTCAAATTGGGAGATCGACGAGTCGACGGATTACGGCGACGAAATCACGGGGGCCGCACAATGGTAGATCGACACCTGATCACATGGCGGTCGCGCCCTTGGGAAGGGGTGAGTCTGCTCGGTTTCGGAATGGACGCCAAAACAAGCAAGCAAGCGCCGCGAACTCTTGATGATTTGATTGCGGCAACGGCGATCCACTACATCAAAAGCGGGGGCGCGGTTTGCGCTTTCGCCGATATGGCCAATTGCGAGGGGCCTTGCCTGGACACCGCCGGGCGCGGGCGCACTAATTCAGTCCAGGCGAGTCGGGCGAAAAAGCGCGAATTGATGCTGGCCCGGCCGGCGGATTACCGCGCAAAGTTAATCGACGGCGCGCGCGCTTTCGCTAAGTGGTGCGCCCCGCGCGGGCTCGCCCCTCACATCCGCGCCAATGGTACGCATGACGACCCGCTTGGCTCGCTCGCCATGGCGCGCGCTGTCCCCGAGTGCGTATGGTATGACTATACCAAATATTTTAATGTGGCCGCACAATACGCCCAAGGGCGCTTCGCAGACGTCCCGAATTTCAATCTGACTCTTTCATATTCGGGCGCACACTCGCCGCGCTATGGTTACCAATATCGCGACTCTGTGATACGTACAGCCCGCGAAAATCCGGGCCTAAATATCGCCGTAGTTTTCCGCGACGAGTCGACGCTCGCGCATTACGCCGCGCGGCCCTTTCTCGGACGGGAAATTATCCGGGGCGACTCGCATGATTTTCGGACGCGCTATTTCGACGGCGACGGAAAATGCGTTGCGCTTATCGCCAAGGGCAAAGCAAAGCGCGATCAATCGGGATTCGTGGTCGACGTTGACTCCGCCGAGTCTACGCTTGCCGCGCTTCATTGATCACCCTTCCCCCGCGCTCGCTGGCCCTTGTGCTGGCGGGCGCGCCCTTTCCCAAATTAGATTCAATTTTAGATTAATTGTTTGCATTCCTGTCACGATAGATTCAATTTTAGATAAATTAATATCAAATTTTAGATTAATTTTAGATTCAATTTTAGATAAATCCAAGGTTCCTGTCACCGC